TAATAAACAGGATATTTCTTTTTTAGCTTTTCTTTAACGAGTGCTTTCCAGTCTTTTTCCTGGATCCCTTTATTTTCCCATAATGCAGGATAAACCATGGTATTAGGCCCGGACATAAACACCCCGTCACAATGACCTTGAATTTTATCGTCAAGGGTTTTAAAGCCAAATTGATAACCGGCCTTATTGGTTGTTTTGAGATCGTAACCAGCTTTCCTTAAAATAATAATTAAGTAATCCTCCACCCATTTGCCACGGTCAAAAATCCTTAACGTCCGGCCTGAAAAATCCTTACCCTCGTCTTTGGGCGCATTGTAGAATTCATATTGTAAGGCCCGTTCACACTCCACGCCCAATCTTGACCCGCCCAGATAAGACCGCGGGGGCTGTTTCCTGTTCTTATTCTCTAACGACTTGTCAATATAATAATTAATTCGGTCAGATAGTTGAGATCGGGAATTAAAATCAATCATTTTTTTTCACCCCTTCATGATGTCGATATTTCGCTTTAACTTCCTCTTCCGCGCCTAATTCTTCCAGTGTTGCCATAATCGTCTGACCACCCTGCCACCATCTGTATTTTTTTGGCGCGTTCCAGGGAATATGTAATTTGCCCCCATAAATACATGGTGGCTCCCAACACGCCCCAAAATCTTCAACTGCGTCGGCAACGGCCTCCGCCAGTCGTTCAATATCGGTTTCGTCAAACTCTCGAAATGGTGTATCCCACAATTTATTTTCACTGAAAAATTGACCAAGTTTTTGATAATTTATGGATGGCATTTCACACCCCCATCAGTCTTTCAATTTTTTGTCGGTTAAATTGAAACGTTAAATTTGCAGCCGCTTCAACTTTTGACATATTCATATTGCCATAACCTAATTTTGCCAATATCCCAGCTTGTTTTACGGTCGCTGGGTCTTTCATCCATCTTGAGGCTTTCTTGGCTGACCTGTTCGTTTCGTTGGCTCTCATAAAATCGTCAGCAGACGCCACGGCCCCGATTTTATTTGAAATTGTTAAGACTTTGGTGTCCTTACCCTTGCCCCCACATATCGCAAACCAATTTTCGGAGTCGGGAGAACATACAGACGCCCAAGCGTCAAATCCGGTAGCGATTAAAATTTTTTCAGATGGGAATAGAGATATCCACTTAAAGGGTGATTTATTGAGTATATCAATTTCGATCAGAGACAGTTCAGCCAGTTCGTTATATACACCATCCACCAATTCAACCTTAAACTCATACCCGCATAGAGGACATTCTCGCGTCTGGATCGGCAGCTCTGCCCCGCATTCTGGACATTTTTTTGTGGTAGCCCCATCTTCTGATATAGCACCGTCCTCTTTTAAATTTACATCAACCTCAATATCGCCATGTGTGAGAAGAGAGATCCCAAAATCCAAGACAAGACAATCAAGTTTAATAACACCCGGATGCCGGTCTTGATCTATTTTCCGCAAGCCCCTTCCAATCATTTGGATCATGGTAGACTTGTGACTGGAGGGGCGCAACAAAACGATACATGAACATCGTGGGCTGTCCCATCCCTCGGTAAGCACCATGGGATTAACCAGCACAGGAACCTCGCCGTTGTCGAACCGTTCCAGTGTGTCACGCCTATCTTTTAGTGATTTATTAGAATGAATGGTTTCTGCCTGTATTCCAAATTCTTTAAATGAATCTTTCACATCTTCGGCGTGTTGAATTGTAGACGAAAAGATAACCGTTGGCCGATCACTTGCCAATTCCAACCATTTTTTTACAATTTGGCTGTTGTTAATATCCGTATTTTGAATCGCTTCAACTTCTGCCATATCGTAATCGTTAGCCGTTTTTTTAACACCCTTTAATTGGCTTTGAGTGCCGATATCAACTACCATAGCCCTTGGTGGTACAAGGTGTCCAGATTTAACCATTTCACCGATTGTTACAATATCTGCCACATTGTTAAACGTAGATTTCAAGCCCCGGTTGTCTGACCGTTCCGGGGTAGCGGTTACGCCCAAAACCTTAACCTTTTTATTTAACTCTTTGGCCCTGTCCGTTACGGCTCGATAGCTGTTAGCCGCAATATGATGCGCTTCGTCGCAAACCATCAGATCCACCGGGGGCATGTCATCCAGGTGCCTTACCAACGTCTGAACCATGCTGAACGTAACCTCGCCCCGCCATGATTTATGTTCAGCATTATAAAACGATATCTGTTTTTCCGGGCAAACGGCTTTAAACGTGTCGCTGTTTTGCCTTGACAGTTCATCCCTATGTTGAACTATCAAGGCACGTTTACCACTTTTTAAAATCTCACAGGTCACGGCGGACAGCATGACGGTTTTACCGCTCCCGGTGGCGCTGACAAGCAATGTGTTGTTGTGCTTTTTTAGAGCAGTTACACACTTTTTTACTGATTTGGATTGGTAGGGTCTGAGTATCAAGTCTACCTCGCCCACGCCGGAACTGCGGCATTGGTTTCTTGTTGTGCCGGTGGTTGTGTTGACACACCCCAGGGCGGCGGTTCATCGGCTGATTTAGCAGGGGCAGCAGCCACGTCCGGTATCGGCTCGTCAGATATGATATCTTGACCTGACTTAACCATCTTGTATTCCAGCATATCGGGCGTAACGGCTTTTTTAATATTGTTATAAAGTTTGCCGTTTTTCGGAGGATCAATACCAATTTTAGCCACGATTTCCAATCCGTCAAAATCACCCCATCCATTAACCTGACGAGCAGAAACGGCTTTTGGGCCGGTATCGTTTGGATCGATACCCCTAGAAGACTCAAGACAACCCCGTAGAAACGCAGTTGAAATGTTTGTGGCCTTTTCCGAACCGTCTACGACATACATTTGATATCTGATTTCGTTTCCCTTAAATTTACCGTCCACCACTTCACCGGTGAAGGTAATATAAGAATTCCCCTTGTCCGATTTAGAAAGATGGGCCATGTCAAGACCTGATTCTTTACCCTCTTTCGGGACCTGAACCAAAAGTCTCAGCCTTACAAATGAATTGTTCGGGATGACTGAAAAGTCTCCCATTTCTTTTTGTTCTGGTGCATTGTTAAAGTTTAACATTCTTTTTCTCCTTTTTTATTGTTGGTTGATATCTGTTTTGAGTTGCCTCGTTAAGTGCCTCATGAAATCCAGACCATGTTTTATCTACTCCAATGTAAATCTCAGGCGGTAATCCCCATCGGTTTTTTGCAAGGAAAGCGGGGCGTTCTTCAGTGTAAATTACTCGCTCCCCAGTCCCGACGCCTCGAACCACCTTTTTATTAAAACCCACGTCCGTTTTGGATGTTTGAGTCTTGTACGCACAAAATAAAACCATGTCAGACCATTCCTGCCATAAAGCCGCTGAGTTTTTATGAATCTTAACCTGATACCTGTCATACGGTTCTGTTTCCGGGCTGTCATACCGCTTAGTTTCAGCGTGTGCAATCAAGGCAATTGTCATGCCTTTGTTAAATCTCAGGCTGTCAAATCCTCCCATCAGGTATCGCCACCAATCAAGGGCAAAACTATAACCCTTTCCATAGCCATAATCTTCAATCGTTTCGATTTTATGGCCCTTTTCGGATACCGGCTGTGCATTAACGGTTTTCGCCCAAATAATCGGCTCCAGCCAGTCCAGGCTATCGATAACCAGTGTTTTAAATTGATGTTCGCCATGTAAAGAATTAATTACATTCTCCATATCGGAGAAGGTGGAAACGATATTCGGGAATGTCTGGCAATCCACATTACCAGCCCCGTCTTCTGTCCGGGCAAGAATGGACTTTTCAAAGGTTGACCCGAAGCTCGTTTTACCAAGACCTTGGGTTCCATAAATTAAAATCTTTTGCGGTTTCCAACCTTGATTAGCCGGAACGACTGATTTAAGATCGAATGTCATTGTTTTCCCTCCTTGTTTTTATTTATCCCATTTTTCGTAATGCTTCTTCCATGCTCGTTCATATTCTTCGAGCGTAACACCAGCCGGAGCCAAGTATTCAGCTTCAAAAGCCTTCCGAAAGTCGCCTTCACATTCAATTACTTCCGGGGCCGGTTCGGGCAGGGTGTCGTCATGTCCGGGCTGTTGTCGCTGATCGTGAAACCATTCCTGATAATCCTGAGATTTCCGATCGGTTTCTTCTTGTTGTAGCCAGCTATCCATAATTAAAACGGCAACAAAGCACTTTGAAGCACGTTAATAATATCGGGAGCGTCTTCTTTCTGGCCCATGCTGATTACGTCCGAGAACTCAACGGCATCCGATATTATTTGTATGGCCACCTCAGTTTGATTAGCGTAAGTGGCGGGTAAACATACACTTCTTGTTGTTTGACTTTTTCTAATATTTCTGGCATTGGTTTCCCCCCTTTACTCAATCGGCTTGCTTCTTCCTGAGCCACTTGCGAACATCGTCTGAAGTTTTGGTTCCGATAAAATATGTTGATGTTTCGGAGTTGATGTAAGCCTCAATATCGACCCTTGACAACCCCCGTTTTTCTTTCAAGATACGATCAATCGCCTCCGTTCGAGCCATTTTAAGTTTCAGATCGTCAAGTTCTTTTTCTGCTTTTTCCAGCTTTTGTGAGGCGTATTCTTCTTCTTTGTGGACTGCATCATCGCCTTGAACAATATGAGAATCTTTAACAACTTCGATTAATGATGGTTCTCCGATTATCTTATAAAACGGATCTGAATAGTCGCCGCCTCTTTCAACTTCAACAATTTGAGATAAAACATCCGGTGAAACCAAGTATTTGCCATTTAATAAGAATTTCATTTTCTACCTCCCTTAAACAAAAAAGAGAATCTTCCAGCGCAGGATATACGGATCGTGGGCCGCACTAATCCAGTGGGATTAGACGCTGGAAGACTCTCGTTGTTATTTAATATTGGATTTTTCACGATAGAA